ACAGTTCTTCCACCCCCAACCGGTTCACCACCTACTCCGTCGGAGGGGCAAGCGATGTGGGGACAGAGGAACGCTCCGGGGGCCACCTGACGTTAGGCCAGGGTTGGACTGTGGGGAGTTTCGCTGAGGCCAACGGGCATGTCTATTTCTGCGCCTACAAGGGCAACCGGGGCATGGTTTATGCCTGGCCCTTGGGTTTGGACAGTAGCGGCAACACCCAGTACCCGTTCGTGGCGTGGGACATGCCGCCCGGTCTGTCTCCCCGGGAAGTGTTCGCTGCTGGGGGCTCCGTCTTTGTGCGGGCTTACCGGCAGAGCACTGGTAGTACCGGCACTGCGTACATCTACCGGGGTGTGCCTGACCCGCAGACCGGGGCTTTGACCCCGTTCTATATCACTGAACTGGCGGACAAGACCACCAGTGATGACCACGCTGTGGGTGAGTTCACCGCCAGAGACAACCAGGTGTTCTGGGGGTGGAAGAAGATGACTTCCGGGGACAAGACAGGCCTGGGGTGTTACGACTTGGAGACCGGCGGGTATGCGAAGTTCTTTGAGTCGGATGAGTCGGTCGCCGGGGATGTTTACGGGGCGGACGTGTGGGACGGGAGGGTTGTCTATTCGGTTGTGGGGGACGGCATCAAGAAGGAGTCGACCGCTGCGTTCCTGACCGCTGGGACCCTGACCGGGTCTCGTATCGACGGTGGTAGTGCTCTGTCTAAGGGGTGGGACGAGATCGTTGTGCTGACCCCTCCTGTCGCAACTGGTTGTTCTGTTACTCCGCATGTTTCGATTGACGAGGGGGCCACCTATACGGCCCTGTCTTCGTTGGACACGGTTGGTGGTACCGCTCAGAGTACGAGACTGTCGTCGTCGTCCCGGTCTATCCAATACAAGGTTGTCTTTGTGGGGAGTGGCACGGCCACGACGACCCTGAACTTTGTGCAGATCAAGTACCACGCCATCGGTCTGCGTGACACTGTGGTGTCAATCGTTGTAGATTGCGGGGACAACGTGCGGGGACTGAATGGTCACCCCCTGTCTGAGAACGCACCGGGGGCTGGGACCTTGCGGGCCAGAACTCTGGCAGCGTTGACACAGCGGAGAGTGAACTATCAAGACATTGACTGGCCGATTACTAAGGCTGCTGAGGTTTACGAAGTGTTACAGGTCCAGACCAGAGCCCTGGGGGTTTACGATAGATCACAGGCACTCAAGCGACATCGCCTATTGGCCACGGTTGTTCTAAGGAAAGCGGACTGATGGCTGAAGATGTAACCAACTGGCGGCAGTGGCGTGTCAAGACAAACCTTGGAACACTGGCGTCCATTATCGTTGCCGTAGTTTTGGTTGTCTGGCAGGGCGGTCAGATCAAGGCGCAAATAGAATCCAACTCAGTGGCCGTCGATTCGATGGCTGCTTCGGTAATGGAGTTGTCGGCCACGGTGGGCCTGACGATAGAACTGGATCAGCGCACCAACCAGTTGTTCGGTGAGATCGACGGGTTGCGTGACCAGTACCAGGACCAGGCGGACGTGTGGTTGGAGATCGCCACCACAGCGGAGCAGATCAACGTGCTGGGTGATGCCGCCCGTGTCCTCCGTGACGACGTGGAGTCAAGTTGGCACCAAGCCAATGAGTTTCGGGTAGAGACAGCCAGCAGGCTCTCAGAGTTCGATTCGGCCCGCAACGACCTGTCCGATTTGGAGTGGCGTGTAGATGATCTTGACCGCCGTGTAGCGGAGGCATGGGGCGTAGCGAACGCCGACGGTGGTGAGGATTACGGTTGGCAGATCACGGACCTGGTCCGCCAGGTGGCGGAACTCCAGGGCCGGATGAACTCCGGTGTCGATTACGGCTGGCAGATAGACGACATCCAGAACCAGGTCGATGCCCTGTTTGATACTGAAACTGAGATGTGGGACATGGTGTGGCAGATGTGGATAGCGTTAGAGTCCCGGTCTTGGACCGGAGACTACCTAAACAAATAAGGAGTAAATATGTTCACAAAGGATCTTGTAGAGCGTTTGGCGGCCACCTTTTTTCAGGCTGCCTTGGGGGCTATGACCTCCAACTCAATGTTCGACCTGGGGGTTGACCAGTGGAAGTTGATGGCGGGTGCCGGGTTCGCTGCGGCGTTGGCTGTCCTAAAGAGTGTTGTAGCCCAGCGGATGGGCACCAAGGGAACCTCATCCCTGGTTGACTAGCCAATGTCAAACGAAGACGTTTGCCCCAAATGTGAGTTCAAGCCAGACCCTAAGTCTCGCCAAACCATTTGGTGCCCGAAGTGTGGCAAGTCGTATGACCCGGCGAGAACCAGGGCGTCGCTGAGCACTATCGTCGTAAACGGTTTCATAGGCGGTTCAAGTCTCAGTCCAAAGATGGAGAAGTTCCATGAGACTGGTGACCCGGCGGTGTTCGCTAAACCTGGTGCGTTGGACTACGACCCATCGTTAGCGGGCTAGTGCCGTGGAGAAGGAAGCCATCCCGGTCAAAGGTAAGTCGGTTCAGGTAGACCTCCTACACCCCACTCTCAAGTATCGGCTGGTGGCACTGTTTCGGCACCCGGAGATCCAGGGCCGGATGGTCGTCAGCAGTGGCGTCCGATCCTACGCAGAACAAAAACGACTCTACGATGGGTACAGGTCTGGAAAGAGGGGATTCAATCTCGCTGCTAATCCAGATTGGAAGCGCCCCGATGGGTACTTTTTCGGCTCATTCCATCAGTCCCAGCCCGACGGATACGGCTACGCCGTGGACTTCCACATAACAGACAGGAAACGATTGTCGACTGTGCGGGCCAGTGAGATAGCACGAACCTTTGGGCTGAGGCCAACCGTTCGTGGTGAGTGGTGGCACCATCAGCCCAGGACCGCTGACGGCTGGTTCGTAGCCACGGCGTTCACCGACCCGCCGACACCCAAGATCGACTTCAAGGGCATTCTCGCTTTCATTGAGAGCCTCCGGGAGGAGGTCTCCAGGAGGCCTCTCCGGCGACGGTCCCGGGGTAAGGCGGTGGAGGTGGCCCAGCGCCAGTTGGGTGCCAAGGGGTTCGACCCGGGGTCCCCGGACGGTGTGTTTGGGTGGCATACACGCAGTGCTGCGAAAAGATTTCAGCGGCTAACAGGCCTAACACCCGACGGGGTTATTGGGTCCCTGACCTGGGACGCTCTCCTGGATCCTGGTGTGGGGAAGGACGAATCTCAGGGAGCCTTGTTCTAGGGTCCGCCGTTTCCCCCTAAACGCTGGTTATACTCATCTGTCACTGACCAGCCACCAGGTAGGCTCGCCTTAGAGCGAGCCAACCAGGACCAGGAGGACTCCTTGCAAAAGCCGTCATTAGCCGAAGCCATCGACAGACCTGACCCTGAGTGGGTCGCTGCGCTGCTACGGGATTACTGCACTGACCAGGGGGAACCCTCTGCCAGTCCTGTGAGCATCCAGTTGAACCGGTTCGGTCTGGACGCCCCGAAGATCCAGAAGGTCTGTGAGGATGCCCGGATGGCCGGGTACTACGGCCAGGAAATCTCAGACGGTGTTCGGCACCTGTGGGCCTTCGGATTGTCCACGCAGGAGATATCTCACGTCCTGTCAGTGACGCCTGAAACGATACGTCAGGTGCGGGCTGAGGCCCGATGGAGCCAGGAGGAAGCCTGTTCCATCCTCCTCCACATCCAGGGGTTCACCCCCGGGGACATCAGTGCGGCCCTAGGCAAGACCCGTGGCTGGGTCTACTACATCTTCGAGATCCACGGTGTCACACCCAACCGTAAGAATAGGCGTGCAACCGACCGGGGACAGAAACGAGAGATCATCCGACGGTACGACATGGGCGACAACGCCAAGATCATCGCCACCGATCTCAACCTGGAACCACACCAGGTCTACTGGGCCGTAGCCAAGGCCCGCACGGACGGACAGAGAGTACGCACATGACCCCAAAGACCACCGGCCTGATAGATCCATACGCACTGCTCCAGCACCGCCCACGGGAGATCCACCAGTCCGATATCAACACCGCTGAGATTTGCCACCTGAGGCTGTCCTACTCCAAGGACCCCGACCGGAAATACGGGTCGGACATCAACCGGGCCATGGGCACCGGCTACCACGCCGGGCTGGCCCTCTACTACATCTGTCGGATGGAAGGCACCCACATCGACAAGGCCGATGTCATTGCCGAAGCCCTGTCTGGTCTCCGTAAGGAGATCGCCTACGCCGACGAGGAGACCTTCCACTGGACGTTCCAGCAGGAAACCGCCCGGGAGAAGCGCATAGACCTGAACCTCAGCGAGGCAGAGAACATGCTGTCCGCTCTGATCGTGGCCTACTTCGACCAGGGCCGGGTCTGGCCAAACGAGTACGAGGTCAAGATGGTGGAGAAGTCCGTCATGTTGCCCCTGTTCCCAGA